ACCAAACACAGAGGCCAATAGGCTACTCATTGAACGAGAGTACCTCCGTGTCTGTCGTGAGCATTGTGTTCGCAACATTGATATAGTGGCTCACTCGCAATATGTCTACAACTGTTTCTTTGGTGAAACAGTTTTGGACCATGTTGCTACCGTTCGTGTACGGGTTCCCGCATGGATGCGGCGAGCGTTTGGTGGTAGTGTTCCGCCTGCGCGCGCTGTCGTCTGTTGAGGGTGCCCAACCAGGGTGTATGGTACCAATGCTGACTACGATCCGTCTTTGTTTGACAAGGTTCGTCGTCTCAATATTGGCAAGTTGTGCATACACCCTAATGGGATGCCTGCAAAATTGCGAGAGTTCGTTGTGCTCAAGCATTTTGGCCCAGATCACAACCTGGGAGTTTTCAACAATAATCTAAACAACACATGCAAGGCTTTGCTCGAGCGCTACTTCTTTTGCGGTAGTGGCTCATCATTTCGGCCTGCACTTTCTCCTCAGCCTAACATTTTCACATCGTTGGTACTCAAAGACTTCCACGATAAAGTTATGTCATTTATGCCCGACCTGCCCCGTTTGAGCCGTCGACAAGTTGTTGACCGCTATACCGGTAGGAAAAGAGCAATTTATGAACAAGCTTTGTTGAGTCTTCAACGCAAATGTTTAACCGAGGAAGACGCCTTGCTTTCGACGTTCACAAAGCTTGGCAAGGATGATACATCCAAGGCACCTCGCGTCATTAATCCACGATCCACCCGGTACAATCTTCAGCTGGGAACGTATATTAAACACGCCGAGAAACCCTTCTTCAAAGCCATCAACCGTGCTTTCTGTAGTGTAACCAAACATACTGTTATCAAAGGCCTGAATTCGTCAGACTCAGCCGCTGTGATACGTGCGAAATGGGATAGCTTCCGCAATCCTGTTGCTATTGGCCTCGACGCCAAAAAATTTGATTTGCATGTTTCTGTTGATGCATTACGCTACGAACACAAGTTTTACACTGCCCTGTTTCCTGGTTCGCGGGAATTGAAAATGGTTGCTCAAACAACAATTGTACAACACAGGTAAAGCCCATTTGCCGGATGGCAAAATTAAGTTCTCAATACGTGGAACACGTTCGTCCGGTGATCTCAATACTTCTCTTGGCAACTGTCTCATCATGTGCGCCACAATCCATGCCTTTGCTGCCAAACGCTGCATTCGCGTCGAGTTGTGTAACAATGGTGATGACTGTGTTGTCATCATGGAATCACACGATCTTGGCAAATTCACCTTTGGCTTAGATCGTTGGTTCGAGAAGCTGGGGTTCGAAATCGTAGCTGAAAAACCAGTTTATCACTTTGAAGAAATCGAGTTTTGTCAAACACATCCCGTCCTTTTACACGATGGTTGGCGAATGGTTCGCAACCACTCAGCCGTCTTAACAAGATCTTATTTGTCTCATGCCGATTCCACACTACAAGGTGTACCAATATTGGTTGCATGCTGTCGGCACTGCTGGCGTTACGTTAAACGCTGGTTGTCCCGTACAGTCCGCCTTTTACCACGCGCTTCTGCGCAACGGTGTTGAAGGTACACGTGGTTTCACAGAAGAGATTTTTCGATCAACCTCTATGGCGACGAGGATTCACAAACTCAAAGACTTCACGGAGCACATAACACCCGGTGCTCGAGTCTCTTATTATTACGCCTTCGGTGTCTTACCTGATGAACAGATTCAAATGGAACGTTATTTTGACAGTGCTGTCATTGACACGGAAATCGCTGATTTGATCCATAGGCATTTTCTACATATTGAACCAGGGCTAAATTTGATCAATTGTAATTTCCGTCCAAATGAATTCTAACCGTCAAGGTCAAATGAACAAACAACAAAATCGTCGCAACATTAGCTCGCGGCGTAGCGCTAAAAGAGTGAACTCTGCTACAAACAAACAAAATATCATCAATTCCGATGCGTACACCAACTATGTTGTACCCTGGCAGAGATGCTTCCGCACCTGCCACTGCTCGTGTGCGTGCAATTGTCGTCCTCACTGTCGGGCAACAAAATCTCGCACTTAGCTACCTTGCTTTCAACAGCTGGTTTCCTTACGCTAGGTCCATCCTCGGACCATATCGGTATTTCCGCATACGTGATCTGTGTGTTCAGGCCCTGCCCTCTGGCGGGGCTGCATCTGTCACATCGACTGCCTTCAATGTTGTCAACGATGTTTACAGCGACACAACTGCAGCCACTATCTTGAATGATGATTACTGTGCGTTGTCGAACGCCATTACTCGCCCCGTCCTACGTCCTCCCAGCCGTTACTGGTTGATGGGCACGCGGACTTGGTACACAGCGATTGACCCGAGTGAAGGGTTACCGTCGCTAGAAGAGCGTACCAATGGTGTTATCAACCTCGACACTCAAAGCGGTGACTTGTCCGCCGGCTCGCCGGTCGGTTACATCACCGTTGAGGCTAGCATTGAGTTCCACACACTCGCTTAACCCTACATCGCTATACGATCAACTGGCATTGCCACACCACACCAGAGTGACTAATACATGAAAAGGGGTATTGGACATCCGGGTCATCCGTGTGTGCTGTTGCGTGCTAAGTTAGGTTGTGTTCACTCA